AGCTATTAAGAAATTCTTCTAATAAAACTAGATTTAACTCAAACTTTAACTCTCTCGCAGAACAGATTGCACTTTCAGAATATAAAGCTTATAAACTATACAATGAGCCATTCCCAAGTTATTTTAAAGGCGTAACTCGAGGTACTAAAATTTCAGCTATAGATTATGCAGAAGATAGATTTAGGTCTATGAATGGTTATAACGGTCTAGGTGAGATTGCTGAACGCTTTAAACTTCAAGATGGTGTAATGGTTGATAAACAGTTTGGACTTTCTAAAGAGGAGCTAAATGAGTTTGAAGTTAAACCACACCTAACTAAAACAAATATTAAATTATTACAAAATCCAGAACTAGCAGAAAAAGTACTGATAGGTTTTAGAAAAGATGGTAACGAGCTAGGTACATACTCACCAGCTACAGGCTTTGGTAAAAAAAATGGCGACAAACTTACAGTTAGTCAAGTAATAGAGTATGCTAACAGAGGTTCTAGTAATTGGGGAATCTACGGATTTTCTGCACAAGAAATTAAGGAAGCTACAAAGTCTGGTGTTATAAGTAAAGACGCAATATTTGACGAAGAAACACAAAGTCAAATGGTGTTTGAACTTCTTAGACAGCGTTCTAACAGAACTAACAGTATTAGAGGTGCTATTATACAGGCTAAAAAAGGTGGTGAAGAAACAGTTTTTGAAGGCGACGAAGAAATAGGCAGATGGGATAGGCTGGTAGAAATGGATAGCAATGAAATACAGGCTACTCTTAATGTATTTCCTATGTTACGAGAGATGCCTATGAACCAGTTTCAAAATCTTACAGCTGGCGTAGTTTTAAACATAGAGCAGATAGTAAAAGAAGAAGAAGCTAAAGAAACAGGCGATCAAAAGATTGCAAGAATTGACAGAAACTTAGCATATTATAATGAATTGCTAGGAAAAGTAACTGAAGGGGACAAAGGTTTTCTCGGTACACGTATTCTGACAAAAGCTGCTTCCAGATTTATTATTCCTAGACCAAAGATTGAACAAATAATTAAAGACTTAGAAGCACAAAAAGCAGAAATTGAAAAACTAAGAACAAATGACTGATTCAAATTACTCTGGTAATGTGGATATAAATATTGATCCCGAGTATGCTGATTATTTAGCAGACGAAGCGGCTCAAGCACAAGACGAGTACGAACAGGCTAGAGATGCACAAGAACAATCTCAGTCTACGTTACAGCAAGAGGAGCGAGTTTCTAAGGAAGTTCAAGACGATCCTCGAAATGCTGATAACTGGGGTGCTAAGGCACTCATAAAAGAAGGACAGTCCATATTATCTGGTGGTATTCAAGACACAGCTTCTTCTCTTGCCACTTTTCCAGAACGTACGCTTGATGCGTTGTCTGGCGAAATGCAAAGAGAAAGAAAAGAAACTGGTACATATAGACCAGAGTGGAGCCCATTTGGAGCATATGACAATCCAATAGAAACAAAAACATGGTGGGGTAAACAGTTACGTGGTTTAGTCCACTTTGGTACACTTGCAGTTGGTACAGTTGCGGCAGCTAAGGCTGCTGTAGCTACCGGTGCAGTGACAATACCAGCTGGTATACTCGCACTATCAAAAGGTAACATTATTAGAGGTGCAGCTGTAGGAGCTGTATCTGACCTTATATCAAAAGAGTCAGATGAACAAAACGCTTTAGGTGCATTACGTGACAGGTATGGCTGGATAGATACACCAATATCTACTAAAGATACTGACCATCCAGTTATAATGAAACTAAAAAATATCGTCGAAGGCATGGGCATAGGTCTAGTTTTTGACGGTCTTGCTTACTCACTTGGAAAAGGTGGTAAGAAAAGTGTTGAACAAATAACTAAACGTAACAAAAGCTTAGAAAAGCAAACAGTAGAAGCTGGCGTAGCACAGATACGTCAAGGTGAGACAGATTTTAGAGCAGATAAAAATGCACCTATATCTCAACCACACCAAGGAGCACACATATCAGAAGTAGATCCACAAACTGCAAGAGATCAGCTATCGGGTACACGTAAAAACTGGGGGTCAGAAGAAGGATCTACGGGTTCTGTAACTACACCTGTTGAACGTGAGCGTATAGCTATGGAAGGTGGTACTGATGATGCTACAGTAGAACGTATTTTGCGAGGTTTATTAAGCACTGAAAAGTTTGCAAAAGAATTAGAAAAAGCAAAAGGTGACAGAAGAGCACTTGCTGCTACATTTAGAGAAGCTATAGAAGGACACCAACGTATAACTCAAGGCAGAAATGCTGTAGACATGTCACCACAGGAGTACTTAAAAGAACTACTAGAAGCTCAACCTGATGTAATTGATGGCGTAGAAATATGGACATCTAAAAACGTAGTGATTGCTGACCTTGTAGTAGGTACATTACTTAAGCAAGTTCGTGATTTAGGTACAGCTGGTAGAGAAATAGCAGATCTTGTTGACATACAAGACGTAGACGGACCAACAAAACAGCTAGTAGACACTATGCTAACTGCATTGTACGAAACTAAGAAAGCTAGATTCGTAAAGTCTGACTCATTTAGAGAATTAGGTTTAGGTAAGAAAAGTAAAAAGACTGTAGAAGAAGCAACACAAGCGTCCCTAACAGATGCTAAAGATTCTATTATGTCCATACTTAAGATTGCTGGTGATGACAAAGACGATAACTTACTTAACGCTTTGTATGAAGCATTTTCTATGATAGACAGTGTTAATACATTAGATGACTTTGACAACTGGGCACGAAAAACTATACTAGGTGGACAGCTAGAAGCTACAAGTCCTAACAGAACAGGTGCTATGATACGTGAGCTAGAAGGTGTAATGACACACAGTATACTGTCTGGTCCTAAAACACCAATTCGAGCTATTATGGGTACATCTACTGCAACAGTATTAAGACCTCTAGCTACAGCACTAGGATCAGTTTTACGATTACCGTTTGATGGTAATGTAGCTGACGTTAGAGCAAGTCTAGCATCGGTAAACGGTATGGTTGAATCTATACCAGAATCATTTACTATATTTAGAAGCAAGCTTAACTCATACTGGAAAGGTGATATTAGATCTATCAAAACACGTTATGCAGAGTTTACACAGGCAGATGATAACTGGGAAATATTACGTCGTTGGGCAGAAGATAGTGGTCGAGCTACTGAAGGAGAGCAAGCAGCTTTTCGTGTAGCTAACATGGCACGTCAAATGAACAACAGTAATTTCTTAACATACTCTACTAAGTTAATGGCTGCAACTGATGATGCGTTTGGTTATATACTTGGACGTGCTAAGATGCGTGAAAAAGCTATGCGTAAAGTCCTTGAGTTACAGGATAATGGATATAAAACACCTAAGATTACACCTGAGTTAATGAGAGCATACGAAGATGATTTTTATGCACAGGTATTTGACGCTAACGGTAACATTATAGACGAAGCTACAAAGTTTGGTCGTAAAGAAGTAACACTAACACAGGATCTTACAGGCTTTGCAAAAGGTCTTAACGATGTATTTAGTGCTACACCTTTAGCTAAACCATTCTTTCTGTTTGCTAGAACTGGTGTAAACGGACTTGCACTTACAGGTAAGTATACCCCCGGTTTTAACTTTCTTGTAAAAGAGTTTAATGATATAGCATTTGCTAATCCTAATGATTTAGCTAGTGTAAACAAGTATGGTATATTTACACCAGAAGAACTAGCTAACGCAAGAGCTTTACAAACAGGTAGACTTGCTATAGGCTCTGCGGTTACATTTATGGCTACACAGGCATGGATGCGTGGTGATCTTAACGGTAACGGACCTGTAGACAGGCAGAAAAGACAGCTATGGCTTGACGGTAAGTGGGAGCCTAGAACATTTAAAGTAGGTGCAGTTCGTGTTGGTTACGACCAGTTTGAACCATTTAACCTTATTATGTCTACAATAGCTGACGTAGGTGATGCAAGTCAACTTATGGGTGAAGAGTGGACAGAAAACGAACTAGGTAAAATATCTCTTGTTATAGCTCAGGCTGTTACAAGTAAATCATATCTAGCTGGTATACAGTCTTTTGTTGACTTATTTGCCGGTAGACCCGGGCAAGGAGGTCGTATCGTGTCTGGTTTAATTAACAACACAGTACCACTAGCTGGTATTCGTAATGACTTAGGTAAACTATTTACCCCTTACATGCGTGAAATAAACTCAGGTGTGTTTCAGTCAATACGTAATAGAAACTTAATTACAGAAAATCTTGCTGAAAATCAGTTACCTATTAAGTATGAT